CAACGACTGGTAATATGAACCAAGTCGATACCTTATTAGGTAAGAAGAAAAAAGACCCTGCTGCATATAAAGTAGGTAGAGATTTTTTAGGTGATAAAGGTGTATCTGATGATGAGATTGAAAAACAATCAGATTCAGATAATAAAAAAGAACCACAGGCGAATGGGTATGTAGGTGATAAAGATAAAAGTTTAAAGCAAGGTGACCCTTCAAAAACTGAAGAATATCAGAGAGAATTACCGCCAGATGATAAAGAGTTTGCAGATAGAAATAAAAAGTTTGCAAATCCAATTCCACCAGAACCATATAAATTACCTGAAGATATAGTTAAGAACCCTAAGTTTCCAAAAAAGTATTTAACGGCGTTGGAACGAATGGCAAATACACAACCTAAAGGTAATGCTACTAAGTGGCAGCATTTTAGTGATATTCCCGGTGGGGCTGGGCAGGTTAGTGCTCAAGCTGGTGAACTTATGACAATGATGGGTGCATCAATGAGTGATAAAGAATTTGAATCATTTTCAAATAGTTTATTGGAACATGAAAAGGCATTGATTGAAAAGAATCCTTCTATGAAAAAAGAAGGTAATAGAATTGTAACTAAAAGTTGGATTGAAGCAACTAAACAAAGTAGAAAAGCAATCAGAGATAGAATCGCCGACCAATATGGTGAAGGTACTGAAATAATAGCTACTGCATGGGATACTAAATCGGATGTAGAAGCTATGGGATTATCAGATTATGAAAAAAACAAAGGATTTTCAACTGATATGTATATGAAAGTTAGGAAGCCGGATGGTACTGAAGTTATGGATGAAGTTTCATTGAAAAAATCTACCAAAGTAAACTTTTTAAATTCAGGTGCTGGTTCTTTTGAAAAATGGGATGCTAATTTACCTGATGAAATAAATCAGAATGTATATAGAGATAAAGCTAGAGCTAGAAATATTGATTTTGTAAAAAACAACAAAAAAGAAGTTGAAGATTTTATAAAATCAGATAAAGGTGAGCCAATCAGAAAATTGATGGAATCTAAAGGTGTTACTTTAGAAGAAGCTCTAGAAGGTAATTCAAGAAATAAACAAAATGTATTATATTCATCTATTAAAGAGATGGCTAAAAATGGTAACAAAGATGCGCAAGCAATCAAAGATATAGATGATAATAATCATAATGAGTTTTGTAAAAAATCAGTAGAAGCAATTGTAGATAATCCAAAAATGAAAGCTGGTATGTTAGAGGATATCAGAAATGAGTTCCCACTAAAAGCAGTATCAGATGGTGAAGAAACAATGGCTATCGGGCCAAATTCATTGGATAAGAAAACAATGGAAAAAATATTTGGAACGAGCGATTACGAAAAATTAAAAGAAAACTTAGTTGCAGAGCCTCCAAGACAACTAATTGGTAAAGATGGCAAACCTGTATTTGATGTAAACGGTGAACCTAAAATGTCTAACCCATTCATTGGTTATAAGATTGAAGCATCTGGTGAAGTATTTGCAGTCGCAGATATTAAAGTTAGAGAAGATGGTAGAGGGTATGGTGGACAGTTCAAATTTGAAATGACACTAAATCAAAAATCATTTGCAAAAAGACTTGAACAAGCACAAAAAGATGTTTATGGTGAAAAATAAATACGGAGAGAATGAGTGAGAACGCAACTACTATGTACCTTCACAACAGAAGAATTGTTTGAAGGTTTATTAAAAAATATATTTGATTCCCATGAATTGTTCAGTAGGAAGATATTCATACTTAAATTAGACCCATCCAAAGAGTTGGTGATAAGTTATAACATTATACCAAATAGAGAGACACGATTTTTACCATCAACCATTATGGTTCATAGAAAAAAAGAATCAAATACGATGTACACTATCAACGCACTGAATAAGTTAATAGAGAGCTTAAATGGTGGTACATTAGATAAATCATATCAGATTGAATGGGGTGATTATCGTAATTCTATGATTCTAACTGATGGTGATGGGTATAAGATTATGAAAACAAATTTGTTCAGAATAATTGATGTTAATTAAATTATTTTGATATTTATACTTGGAAGTTTGGAAAAACTTTCGTATATTTGTAACCATATCAACACATGGGAGTAAATGCGTGTTGAGAATAAAAAGTGAAATATAATTTGGATAATTGAAAAATTATTCGTATATTTGAATCAATATAAGTTTAACAATTAAAAAATGGAGTAAATTATGGCAATCGATTTGAATGCAATCCGAAACAGACTAGACAGTCTACAAACAAAGGTAACAAAAACAGACAACCTTTGGAAGCCGAAACCCGGCAAACAACAAGTAAGGATAGTTCCTTACGTTCACAACCCATCAAACCCTTTCATTGAACTGTTTTTCCACTACAACTTTGGTGGTAAGAACATTCTTTCACCACAAACACATGGTGAGGCTGACCCATTAGTGGAGTTCGCTGAGCAGTTAAAAGCAACTGGTGATAGAAATGATTGGAATCTATCAAAACAATTAACACCAAAGATGCGTACTTACGTTCCTGTATTGGTTCGTGGTGAAGAATCAGAGGGAGTTAAGTTTTGGGGATTTGGAAAAACTGTGTACCAAGAACTACTTGCTTTCTTCGCAGACCCAGACTATGGGGATTTAACTGACCCAACAAATGGTAGAGATATCACTGTTGAGTTCAAAACAGCAAAAGAGTTAGGTAAGAACTATCCTGAAACTTACATCAGAGTAAAACCTAACCAAACACCAATTACTGAAGATAGTAATGTATTATCTCAGTTGAAAGACCAGATTGAACTACCTAATATGTTCAAAAAGTACACTTATGATGATATGAAATCATTGTTGGAAACTTGGATGGAAACTGGACAGGTAGGTGATTCTGAGGAAGAGGAAACTCAACCAACACAATCACAATCAACTGAATCACCTTTCAAAGATGATGAACCTGCAGCAGTATCTAATACAACTACTGCTAACGTAAAAGACGCATTTGACGATTTATTTAACAACTAAAATTAAGGTATAATGGCTAAAACAAATAGAGATGAATTATCTTCACTTCTAGCCGATAACCTTAATAAGAAGTTCAAAGGACAATCAAAAGTCGCATATTTCTTAGATGGCTCCGAACAGACACCCACCGACCTTACTGAGTGGGTGTCCACCGGAGATGATATGTTAGATTTAGCGATTTCAAACCGACCGCATGGTGGGTTTCCTGTTGGAAGAATTGTTGAAGTTACGGGTCTTGAAGCGAGTGGAAAATCACTCCTATCAGCACATACATTAGCAAACACTCAAAAGAAGGGTGGATTAGCTGTGTATATTGATACGGAGAACGCAATCAATCAGGAGTTCTTAGAAGCATTGGGGGTAGATACTAAAAAACTACTTTATGTACCATTGGAAACTGTGGAAGATATCTTTGATGCAATGGATTCTATTATTGAATCTATTAGAAAATCTGATAAGGATAGATTGGTAACTATTGTAGTTGATTCAGTTGCAGCAGCAACTACTAAAGTGGAATTATCTGCCGATTATGACCAGGCAGGCTACGCTACTCAAAAAGCAATCATTATCTCAAAAGCAATGAGAAAGATTACTAATATGATTGGTAGAGAACGTATTTTAGTGGTATTTACAAATCAACTTAGAGTTAGAATGGGAGTATCCTTTGGCGACCCTTACACTACATCGGGTGGAAAAGCATTAGGATTCCATGCAAGTTGTAGATTGAGAATGAAACAAATGGGTAAACTCAATTCTAAAGTGGGTGGTGTTGACCAGACAGTTGGTATTAAAACCAGAGTTCAGGTCATTAAGAACCGAATGGGACCACCACTACGTTCAGTAGATTTTGATATCTACTTTGATAGAGGTATTGATAGATATGGTTCGTGGTTAAATACTATGAAAACATATAAGTTAGTAACTCAGGCTGGTGCTTGGTATACGTGGACTGATGAAGAAACTGGTGAAGTTATTAAATTTCAAGCCAAAGATTTTTCACCACTATTAGATGAGCGACCAGAGGTAAAGGAATCAATGTATAACCAAATCTGTGATGCATATATCTTAGGGTATAAAGAGGCTGAGAGTCAAGCAAACATAGATACAACCGAATTTGATGATACGCACGAAATCTAATTACAAAGAAATGTTAACTAACTTATCTAATACATCGAAAGGTGATGTAAACGATAAAGTTATGATTGTAGATGGATTGAATATGTTCATCAGAGTGTTTGGAGCAGTTCCTACTTTGAATGATGATGGAGAGCACGTTGGTGGGGTAACAGGATTCCTGTTATCCCTCGGCGCTCTTATCCGAAAGAACAAACCAACGAGAGTTTTGGTAGTGTTTGATGGTAAGGGTGGTTCTCATCGTAGAAAGAAAATGTGGAAAGGATATAAAGAGGGTAGAACGGGTCTTACTAAAGTGAATAGATTGGTTGGTTACGAAGATTTAGAGGACCAGGCGGAATCTATGAAACGTAACTTTAACACTTTAATAAAGTATTTAGATTTCTTACCTGTTGATTTATGTTATATCGACCACATTGAAGCTGATGATGTGATGGCTTATGCTGCCAGACACATCTTTAAGAAAGAAGTTTTGATAGTATCATCTGATAAAGATTTTCTACAATTGGTAGATGATAGAATTTCAGTATATCTACCAACTAAAAAGAAGATGATGAACAAAGATGATGTAAAGGAGTTATATGGTGTACCATCACATAACTTAGTATACTATCGTATATTCGATGGTGATAAATCTGATAATATTCCTGGCGTAAAAGGTATAGGGCCTAAAACGTTGATTAATAAATTAGATTTTTTACAATCAGATGAATTAACATTAGATACCTTATTTGAAAAGGTATCACAAATGGATGATGAAAAACTAAAGAACAAAATTTTAGAAAATAAAGATGTTCTTCAGTTAAATTATGATTTAATGCAGTTATCTAATCCAATTATGGGTTCTGCAATCACATCTAACGTAAGAAATATCATAGATTCCCCTATAAACGGATTGAATTCATTTCAATTTAAAAAAGAGTTTATGATTGATAAGTTGTACACCGCATTTAAGAATGTAGAAACGTGGTTGGTGAACACTTGGAGTGATTTAGATAAGTATTCGAAACAAACTAGAAAATAAGTTTGTTTATTTAAGATTTTATTTGTATATTTGTATCCTATGGATAAGTTTGGAAATAAGTTTGGAACATCATTTCAGATTAAGATAATTTCAGCGCTAATCTCTGATAGAATATTTCTTCAGATGGTGTATGATATTATCAAACCGGAATATTTTGATTCTGAATCAAATGAGTGGATTGTAAAGAAGATTCTTTCCCACTTTGATGGTTATAGTGAGTTACCAACATTAGATGTATTTAAAGTAGAGGTATCTAAGATTGAGAGAGATGTTCTCAAACAATCCATTGTAGATAATCTAAAGCAGGTTTGGAATGGATTAGAATCTGATGATTTGGATTATGTAAAAGAAAAAACTTTAGAGTTCTGTAAAAACCAAACCTTTAAAAACGCAATATTAGAATCAGTTGGATTATTAGAAGAAGGTAAGTTTGATATCATCAAATCAAAGATTGATGATGCGATGAAAGCCGGACAGGATACTGATATTGGACACGAATACAAATTACAGATTAAAGAACGATATGAATCTACTATTAGAGATGTGATTCCAACTGGATGGGATGTAATTGATGAATTAGCAGATGGTGGTTTTGGTAAAGGTGAGTTGATAATGTTTGCAGCACCTCCAGGAATTGGTAAATCTTGGGCATTAGTAAATGTGGGTATGGTAGCTGCTAAATTAGGTAAGACGGTAGTTCACTATACATTGGAGTTGAATGAAGGTTATGTTGGTCAAAGATATGATGCAGTTCTAACAGGTACTGCAGTTCCAAATCTAAAATACAATATAGAAGATGTTTCAAATCAAGTTAATAACCTAAAAGGTGAACTTATTTTGAAATATTGGCCTACTAAATCTGCAGGATTAAACGCAATGAGAGCATCCTTAGATAAATTAAAGTTACAAGGTAAGAATCCTGATGTGATTATTGTGGATTACGCTGATTTGTTAAAGGGTAATAGTAGAAAAGAACGACACGAAGAGTTAGAAGAGATTGTAGAGGGTTTGAGGGGTATTGCTGGTGAATATGAATGTCCACTATACACAGCATCCCAAATCAATCGTAGTGGTGCTAACGATGATGTGATTACAGGTACTTCTATTGCGGGTTCATTTTCTAAATTGATGACAGCAGATTTTGTGGTTTCTCTAAGTAGAAAGATTGAAGATAAACTTGCAGGTACGGGTCGTTGGCACGTTATCAAAAATAGATTTGGACCAGATGGGATGACTCTACCATCTAAGGCTAATATGAGTAATGGTAGAATTAACATATATTCCGATGATTCCATTGATGGTAAAAAGACCACAAATGATATGTCAAAGGGGGAGAGTTTAGTAAGAAAGAATTTGTTACAAAAATATAATGAAATGAAGGGTGATATTGATGTTTAGTCAGTATTTATAATCACTCAATTAAAGTTTAACGAAATAATTAAGGAAAAATATAATGGGAATATTTGCGGAAAGAATACCCTTCAAACCATTCGAATATCCAGTATATTATACTGAAGGTTGGCTCAAACAAGCACAAGCCTTTTGGTTACATACTGAGATTCCAATGCAAGGAGATGTAAAGGATTGGAATGAGAATCTAAACGAATCAGAAAAAAACTTAGTTGGCAATATCCTATTAGGATTTGCTCAAACTGAATGTGCTGTATCTGATTATTGGACAACTATGGTAACTAAGTGGTTTCCAAAGCACGAAATTAAACAAATGGCTATGATGTTCG